GTAAGTTGTTTAGTATCTTCTTGTGCATCTTCATATTTAATAAGTGATAACTGCTTATCTTCTTCTGCAATTATTTGTGATCTTTTTCTTTTTGCCCAAGAGAATCCGCTATCTCCGCCCCAAAGTTTCCACGCTATCAATCCTGCACTTGGATATCCTTCTTCTCCTCTTCTGAAACCTTCGGCTCTTTTATCTACTTCATGTCTGCTAAAAAAACTATACATACGTTTTACAGTTGAGATTGATAACTTCTCTTTTCGTACCAACTGGTTTGCACGAGCAACTCCCACCATAGTTCCACCCCTGTTAAACTCTTTACGCATATTTAAACCTTCTTGTGCTTCTTTAGACATAGCATCAGTAGGTGTAGTATCAATATCAGATAATGCCTTTAAACCATCTAACCAAAAGTCTTTCTCATCGTCATCTTCCATGTCATCTTCTACTGCATCTAAATCTTCTTCATTTAGTGGGTTATCAGGTTGTGGAACGCTTTCATCTGTTAAAGGGAATAATGTAGCAGATATATATAAATCATCAGCACCATCTTTAGGGTCTAACCCTAATAATTTTCTAGCTTCATTTCTAGTCATAATCCCTTCTCTAACAGCACTAGTGACATTCTCATAGGTTCTTTTCTTTCTTTCTGATAGAGCAGGTATATTATCTATATCAAATTCTAATCTTAGGTTGTCTCCAAACATAGGTACTAACCACTCATTCATATCTGATGCTATCTTACTTAAATAAGGAATAATTGTTTCTTCGTATAGTGCTAATCTTGCTTCAGCTACATTAGAATATGTTTGTGCATCAGGAACACCTACTAATTGACTAGGAACACCAAAACACATAGCTATATCAGTTGCTGACATATGTTTAAGGTTTAAGAAGTCCATGTCTTTAGGCGATAGACCCATTTCCTTCCAATCAAAATCTCCTTCAAGCAACATAGGTCTTCCTGCATTACCTACCCCTGTAAATCTATTGTTTAAGTCTGTAAGTAATTGTTGTCTTTGTGATTCTGTAAGATTTACATCAAAACCTGCATCATCTTTAGGTTTAAATATAATTGCACCACTTGGTCTAGCACCATTGCTTAGTAAATTAACATTATGTTTACTAGACATATTATGTTGATCAACTTCTACTGCCGCCGCACTTAAAGGTGATAATCCATAGTAATCATCTAATGGATTCCATAGCTTAATATGTTTTAACTCACTATAACCATTGTCTTGATCTACTAAAAAACTGTTTTGAACTCTACCATTTACTGTATATTCGTATTTTTCAGGTATAGGGTTGCCACCACCTTTAATTTGTATTCTATCAGGTCTAAGTTGATGCAATTCTTTTGGAGAACCTAATTCACTACCTACTTTAAGAACATAAGCATTACCACTTAATAATATATAGCCATATAGACTACTAAAGAACTCACTGTAAGATTGCAAAGGGTTAGGTCTATTTAATAAATCTATAAGTGGGTGTTGTTCTAATATTTGATCTCCTGCTTTAATTATAAAAGGTACAGCAGATGCACCTTTAGATATTTCGTTTACACATCTATAAACAATAGCGTTTTTAAGATACCCTTCTTTTGCTAAGTCTTGATATTTATATGTTTTAGGTTCATGTGAACCTACTCCAAAATAACCCATCATGTGATTTTGTTTAGACTCAGGTTTATTAGTAAATATATTTTTGATGTTGTCCAGTATTGCCATTATGTAATTCTCCAGTTTACTTGTCCTTTAGATTTGCTTAATTCGGTTAATCCCCAAACTAAAGCATCTAGTCTATCGGGTGAAGTATTGGTTTCGCCTGTATAACTGCACATTTGCGATTCTAACTCTGAAAGTACTCCAACATGATGTACTCTATTTTGTTCATACAAAGCCGCTATTGGTTCTGCTCTTAATATTTTACCTCGTGTTGCCCTTACGCTTCTGTAGGAAACATTTGTATCTATATTTCTTATGAGTCTTTCAACCAAATCGCCACCATTATTAACTTCGGCTACGATTCTATCTGCATTCCACTCATAATAGGCATTTACTGCTATACGACCCCATTTATCAGCAGAATGTCTTCCAGATAAATCCTCTAATACATAATACTCATTATTATAGTCTTTGCCAACCACTAGTATACCTGTTTCATCAGAATTAGCGTTAGCAGTCACCGCAGGGTCAATAGCTACAATAATTTGTGACAAGTCTTGTTCAATATCTTGATGTAAACGTGATCTTTCTATTAAATCATTTGTCCATAAAGCACCGTCTATAGTATCTATAATTTCTGCATATAGTTCTTGTCTACCAAGCGTAGTTCCTTCATATTTTTCTTTAAGCATTTTAAGCGCACTATCAGCCAAATTTTGTTCATTTTCAAAAGTGCTACCACTTGTCACGATGACATCATTTCTTTCTACTAAATCTTTGATTAATTTATTTGGTTTAGGAGTTGTTGTAATTACACATTGTGGTTTATTTCCTAATCTTAAACCAAACATTAATTGATCAAATGCTTCAGGGTATCTCCAAGATGCTATCTCATCGCACCATGCTCTATGAAACTGCGGTCCTCTTAATCTATCAGGTTCAGATGCGGCATATCCTGTTATTTTTGAACCATTAAATAAACGCATTTCATTTGTGCTTGAACTAAAACCTTTTTGATCAGGTGATTGTAAATAACATTCTTTTGGAATTATAGATAATAGTCCACTATGTCCACCAAAACAAACTCTACGTAAATCTCCATGTGTTGGAGCAACTACCGCACAATTTACATTTTTGTTTCTTAAGGCATACAATGCGATATCTTGCGCACCTGTTCTAGTTTTACCCCAACCACGACCAGCTAATATTAACCATATGTAGTGTTGTATACGTGGTTGTAGTTGTTTATCTCTTGCTAATTCTAACCAACTAGTGCGCAGACTGAATGCTTCGGACTCTGCTTTCTTCAACTTTGTCCAATAATTCCATAGCTCGTCTGTAGGCATCGTTGTTTTCATTGACTGTTGCATCTATATTATGTGTTGCTTCTCCTAAAGCTAATTTGGCGGCTCTTTGTGCTGTAGTTAGTGCGTTAGCTAGAGCATTTATTTGTGTTGGTGCTAACCCTGTCTTGCCAACTTTTAAGTTTTCATTATTTTTTTGTATTGTCTGACCAATGGTCACATATAAAGCATTTGCTAATGTTATTGATTGATCGTCAAACTGTAATGATTTTTTTGCATTATTCTTAATTCTATTTTTATCAAGTTCTTGCTGATATTCAATTTGATATTGTTCTTTCTGAACTTTCCATTGATCTTTTTTTGCAACTCTATAAATAGTACTTTGTGCAACTTTATATTTTTTTATTAATTCATCTAAATTTGGAAAATGTTTTTTTTCATCTATATCTATACCATGAACAAAATCGTTTCTGATTTTCATCTTTAAATTATCAGTAAGTTTCTTTGTAGTGTTTTTATTAGTCATTTTTTACCATTTATTATCGCAATAATATTCCAAAATAGCTTATAAAACAAATAAAACACAAAATAATTAATATTTAGTCCAAAAAAGACTAGACAAATAATTATCTTTATTCTATTATAATAATACGTTGTCTGATTTTCCCACATGTGCGTGGAGGTTTGAACAGACATTAAACAACAAAGCCATATTTTGCGAACAGACTTTGCTAGTATTTTAAACTGTTCAAAAAAAAATCAAACTAGCCTAGCATGACTGTTCTGTTAGTAAAAAAACGAGGTTGTAGAGGTTTGCTAGTCCTTCTACGTTTAAAAAAACTAGCATTTATATTGATAAGGAATCTACATGTCTATTGAATATCTCAATGAAGCATTAAAAATACAAGGACTAACACCTACAAAAAAACTCATACTTGTTTTGTTATCAAACTATGCCGATGAAAAAGGCACATGTTATCCATCGTATAAACATATAGCAAATATAATTGGACTTAAAACAACAAAAACGATTCAAAAAGCTATAAAAGAATTTGAACAATTAGGTTTATTGAGAGTTGAACATAGAATATTAGAAAATGGCTCATATACTAGTAATAAATATCATTTGACATTAGGTAGGGTTCTTGAAGAACCTACCACCCTAAAAGATACTACTCTAGGTTCGTCAGCAACCTATAATACTAAAGATAATACTAAAACTAATAATATTGATGATAATGATATATGTAAGTTCAATGAATTTTGGACTTTATATCCTAGAAAGATAAATAAATTTCAAGCCAAAAAATGTTTTTTTAAATTAAATAGTAAAGATTACGAAAAAGTAATTTATGCATGTAAAGTTTTTTTACAAGAACAATTAAATACAGAAGAAAAATTTATACCACATGCAAGTACTTGGTTAAATCAAAAAAGATATGAAGACTATATTGATAAGAAAATTAAAAATAAAACATTAAATAATTTAGCAGGATAATTTTTTCAAATTTAATGTATATTTAAATAATCTCAGAGGAGAATACAATGACAATAGAAAAAACATTATATGAAAACAATATACAAACAAAACATTTACAAGAAGGTACACAAAAACTTAAATGTCCTCAATGTCAACCACCTCACAACCCAAAAGATAATCCATTATCACTTACTATAAAAGATGATGGTGTAGTTTGGAAATGTCATCATTGTGAATGGAAAGGTGGTAAATCAACAGGTTCAATTTACAAACCAACTATAAAAACAAATTACGTAAATCCTGAACCACCAAAAAAACAAGATATTAACAACACAAACATGATTAATTATTTTAAAAGTAGAGGTATAAGTTTATCTACTTTACAGATGTTTAAAATATTTGAGGAGAATAATTGGTTTGGTTTTCAATATTTTGACGAGAATGGTCAATTAACTAATATTAAATATAGAACAGTAGATAAACAATTTAGACAATCAGCAAATGCTAAATCTATTTTATATAACTATGACAGAATATGTAATCAAGAAACTGTAATATTTACTGAAGGAGAAATGGATGTATTAGCTTTAGCAGAATGTGGTTTAACAAACGCTACAACTTTGCCAAATGGTGCACCAAAAGAATTTAAAGGTGATATAAATGATTCTAGATATAAAGCATTAGAACATTGTAATTTAAAAGCAAAAAAAATAATTTTATTTACTGATAATGATGAAAGTGGAAAAGCATTGCACAAAGAACTTTTACATAGATTTGGTAAAGACTTATGTTGGTATGTTGATGTACCTGATAATTGCAAAGATGCTAATGAGGTTTTAATAAAACATGGTGCTATAAAACTTAAAGAAATTATAACTAATGCTGTTCCATATCCTATAAATGGTCTCTATACAGTTAACGACTATATTCAACAAGTTAATGATCTCTATGATGGTAATTATGAAAGACCTACAAAAATTGGATTAGATGGTTTAGATGATTTATATCAAATAATGACATCTACATTTCATGTAGTCACTGGAATTCCTAATCATGGTAAATCTTTATTCTTAGATCAAATACTTTTGAATTTAGCAAAAAATCATAAATGGAAATTTGCAATATTTTCTCCTGAACATTCAACATCAATGCATATTAGAAGATTAATACAGATGCATCTAAGTAAAAACTTTGATTATGGTTTTAATGAAAGAATGACTAAATCAGAACTTAATGATGGTTTAGATTTTATTAATAAACATTTTTATTTTATTGAAACCAAAGATAGTATACCATCCATTGATTTAATTTTAGACATTGCAAAAAGTGCCATTTACAAACATGGAATTAAAGGTGTTGTAATTGACCCATTTAACGAAGTTTCTGCAATTCGTCAAAACAACCAAAGAGAAGATGAGCATATTAGAGATTTTATTTCTCTATGCAAAAGATTTACTAGAATTTATGAAACAGTTATGTGGGTAGTAGCACATCCAACAAAATTACCAAAAACTAATGATGGTTCATATAGTCCACCAACTGCATACGATATAT